CCTTTGCGACCACATGGGCCCTTCGATCGGGTGAAAAGCCGGTGACATAGCCGAAATCTGTTAGCAGCGCCTACAGAAATGTTGACTGATAAGTATCCACTTCATTTTGTGTTAAAATGCTCTGTCTATGGAGTCCATAGAATCGTCTTGTATATATTAAAATATACACTTTATGGATAATTAGCTAAAATTCCAGCTCGTGTTTGCTCAGATTCACAGACTATGGTACCAGGAGATAAAGGACCAGCTCGCTGCTTGCTCAGATGCAGTGTTTTATGATATTTTGACAAAAATATTCGTTTATCCATGACGTTACATGGTGCTTTAATTTAAAAAAAAAAATAAAAATTGTTTTGGTTTTCTCGACGTACTACATTATGGGATCATTCAAAACAAAGATTGCTTTTTCTTGACTTTGTGCTGTCTGCTTTGAGGTTTGCATGTATTTGAATCATTAACACCTGATGGCGCGCGGCGTTTCAAAAATTGGTGGCATGCTTTCTAGCTTAGTGACACTACGGATATTTTTAAAGTACCGCTTTGTAACTCGACGAGTCGACAATCGCTTGCCTAACTCTGTGTGGGAGCGAGTAGGAGGGGAAGTGCCTCCATTTTTACAGACGAACTTACAACACTTTTTGGGCGAATGTCCTTAAATTAGTAACACCTATGGATAAACTAAACAAAACAACCCCCCCAAAAGCTGTCGAGCTTTATACGTATCGAGTTTCTACTGATATTGCGCAGGTTATTGAGTATAATAACTCTTTGCCTGACAAAATCGATGTTATTAAACATAGAGCTGATAAAGCGCAATTTATTTCAAAGATAAATGCGTTATTAAAGCGACATGTTCAATGGCAGCAACACGATGAGGAGCGACAAGTAGTATATAACAGTACTATGTATGGGCGCAAATTTTCGGATTTTGTAAGCTTTATTGATAGTTGTAAGGTACAACAGGTTGCTTTGTTTAGATCGTCTGTTGAAAGACGAAATCGTTGGATGAGAGTCGAATTACAGAGTGGTGATGTGCGAAAAGCTAAACGAGAAATTCGGGAAGCTATACAGCGCGATGCCTATAAGAAGAAGGAAAAGGAAGCTAAAGCAGCTATTCCTAAACAAGATCGAAAGGACAGGATTCGCAAGGAGCGAGCTCACAAGTACGATTGCGAGGAGCAATCCGGCAAGTATATCCCTTATGCAATGGGAGCGCTTGGTGGAATACTTGGAGCAAAGGTTTACAGTACCTTAAAGAAAACTGATTTGGTTTTAGATAACGTTAATGGCTTTATGTCATCGATGAAATCTTTTGCCAGTACGCTGAAGCAACAGTTAGGTGACGCCTTATGGGTCGTTCCTTTTGTTGCTGTTGTGTATTATGCCGTTAGACATTTTGGTGTCTGCGGCACGCCCGTTATGGGCGTACTTACGTCATTATTAGTGACGTTGATTGGCAAAGCCGCTTGGACTCACGTTTCCGAATTCTTTCTAGATGGAGACGTTGAGTTACAATCGGGTTTAATGGATGCCGTTCCAAAAATGATGGCCACGTTGTTTACATTTTCTGTATTTAAGAAGAAAATGTCTCCAATGGTGGTTACAGAATTTTGTAAGCGTATATCAACTTTGGACAGAATGTCCACTGGATGGGAAAGTTTTATTTCTTGGACAATGGATGCTTTGGAAGCAATTGTTAATTATACGCGTGTAGCTTTTGGCAAGGATAGGATATCCTTATTTAAAAAGACTATGCAGCCCACTTATGAGTGGGCAAAGAAAGTTGACAAAGTCGTTTGTGCGGAAGTCACAGCGGCAAACATCGATTCTGCCAAGTTAGATGAAATGGTTGAACTTATTAGAGACGGATATGGTTTTAAAGAATTATATAGGAACACTAGAATGTCACGTTTTATTGATGATTATCTTATTAAGATTACTAACGTTCTACAGCCATATGTTGGTTCGTTAAACGCAAGAAACAATTTCAGGTTTGAGCCTGCTGCTTGTATGTTATATGGACCGCCTGGTATTGGCAAGACTTTGATGGCAATGCCTTTGTGTGCTTCGGTCATGCTTTTGAGTGGATTATTACCTGAGGGTAGCTCTTTTGATGATGTTACAAAGAACGTTTGGCAGAAGGGCACTAGTGAATATTGGAATAGTTATGCCAACCAAATTTGTTTGGTCATGGATGATGCATTTCAGTCTAGAGCAGATTCAACTGATAAAGAGAACGAGTACCTTTCTATTATTAGAATGGTGGGTACTTGGTCTTTTCCGCTTAATTTTGCGGATTTGCAGTCTAAGGGCAAGGTTTTCTTTGGTTCCAAATTTATATTTGGGACTACGAATTTGTCTAGTTTTAATTCGGAAGCACGTATAGTGTTACAAGAGCCTGAAGCTGTTGCTAGGAGATTAAATTTTCCTACACACTTAAGCTTAATTCCGAATTTTCTTTAGATGGAAAGTTGGATTATGCTAAATTTGAGTCAGAACTTATAAGATGTAAGACATTGGCTAAGGGGCTTGATGCTTTTCCCTGGCATGTTTGGTCAGTAGTGAAACATAATTTTATTACTGGTCAGGATACACCTGGCGATATTCCTCTGAGGGAGTTAATCGTTGAGATGTCTAATGATTTGAAGCGTAGAGCTGAGAATCATAACGTTACTAAGAACTTTCTTGCCGATTTTGTTGGTGGATTTAAGCCAGAATTACAAAGTGGAGACATGATTTCGCCGTTTCAAACTTATGGGTGTCCTGATTTGGATCCTTATCCTAAAGTGAAGGTCACCGCTAGATTTTTTAAGGCAAAAATGGAAAGCTGGTTTGGTAAATATGTTAATTATTGCAGAAATGCAGAATTAAATTTACGAACTTGCTTGAAATTTGTTGCCGTTGGAGCCGCTTTGAGAGTTACTTTTGAGATTGTCAAAGCAGTTTTGACTGGCATTTGGAAAGTGTTGGCTAGCTTTTTTAAAAGGAAGGATGTTAGTCATCAAAGTAACAGGCCGGTTACTCAGACCATTCGTGGTGTTAAGTATAGGCCCAACGATGCTATCATACAGTCAGTTGACACTTCGGTTGTTTCTAATGTTTATGCGAACACTTATAAGATGTTCGTGGAATATGGGAACGGTGGAAAGTGCATTATTGGCCAAGTATGTTTCATTAATAGTGATTTAGCTGTTCAACCCGAGCATTTTAGCGCAAATGTGCGAAGGATGCTTAGGGATGGTGAGATAATTGAGACTGACACTATTGTGTTTAGGAATGCTATGCATCCAGCGCATGCTTATAAATATTCAGTGTCTCATTATTTAGGACTCAGGAGAATTAGTGACGCCGACAATGATGTTGAGTTTGTTAAATTTACTAACGTTCGAGCGCATAGAAATATTGTTAATAATTTTATGAAAGAGTTAGACATTAAGTATTTGTCTGGCATAAGAGCTAGACTTGATATTTGCTCAATAGATGATAACAAGAAGATTGCAGAAGTTAATCACCGCAGTGTGTTTGTTCTGAATTCCATTAAAATGGGTACCGATCTTCCTATTGTTAATAGAAAGTTGAAAAGATATTTTGCATACAACGCACCTACCACTGTTGGAGATTGTGGAGCACCTATTAGTGTATTCGACAATTCTTTATACAGTGGTCGTTGCGTTATTGGAGTTCACGTTGCCGGTATGTCAAGTAGGGCAATTGGATATTCTTCTGTCATTACACAAGAAATGATAAAGAAAGCATTAGATGAATTGGAAATTATTGATGATCAATTTGAAGTTGATTTGAAGGAGAGAGGAGTTGTTATGCAATCTGGACATGAGTTGCCTTTTGGAGTAGAAGGCAGTTTTCTGTCTATTGGTGTAGTTGAGAAGCCGGTCATTATTTGCCCAGTAACTTCTTATTATCCAACCGATTTGTTTGGTATAATTGGAGATTACGAGTGCTATCCTGCGCCATTATCTGCAGTATATAGAGATGGAGAGAAGATTTTCCCGATGAATAACGCTGTTAAACCTTATGCTACACCTTTGTTGCATTATGAGCAGCCTTGGTTAGATCAAGCAATGTACGTTGCGATGCGGCCTTTAACTGCTTTGACTAAGGATTATTCTAGAAGGCTGTATACTTTTGAAGAGAGCGTTCTTGGTGTGCCTCAGGAGAAATTTAGGAGCATACCTAGAGCCACAGCTGCTGGCTTTCCATTTGTTTACGATGTTAAGAATGGAAAAAAAGAATTCTTTGGAGACAAGGAAGATTATGACTTGACTGGTAAACAAGCTCTTGAGCTTAAAGCCCGAGTTGAGCATGTAGTTCAGTTTGCAAAAAGAGGTATTAGATTGTCACATGTATTTGTTGACTTTTTTAAAGATGAGTTGCGGCCTAAAGCAAAAGTTGAAGCTGTAGCGACGAGGTTGATTTCCTCAGCGCCATTAGACTACACGATTGCATGGAGGATCATGTTTGGCGCTTTTAGTAGCGCAGTTATGCGCCACCATACTCATAGCGGTATGGCACCTGGGCTTTGTGCTTATTCCGATTGGAGCGTTTTAGCTTCTCGTTTAAAGGAAAAAGGCAAAAAGTGTTTTGATGGTGATTTTAAGGCTTTTGATTCTTCCGAGCAACCATGCATACACGAATTGATATTGCAATATATCAATGAGTGGTATGATGATTCCAAAGAGAATCAATTGGCCAGACGAGTGTTATGGATGGATTTGGTTCATTCTAGACACATTGGCGGAATGGGTAAAGACCAACGTTTTATTTATCAATGGAACAAGTCTTTACCAAGTGGCCACCCTTTTACTACAATAGTTAATTCTATGTATTCGCTGTTTTTATTGGTGGCTACGTACATCTCTGCTACAGGAGATTTAATTGGTTATTGGACACATGTCACTTCTGTTACTTATGGAGATGATAATGTGTCAAATGTAGACGATGAGCTTGCTGAAGTTTTTAATCAAGTAACAGTAGCTCAGCACATGGATAAGCAGTTTAGTGTGATTTATACACCAGGAAACAAGACTGGCGTATTTGAGAAATACACTGAATTGGAAAACACTACGTTTCTGAAGCGTGGGTTTGCCATGATCGACAATTCTTGGGTTTGCCCGTTGGAAAAGGATAGTTTCATGTACACTTTTTACTGGTGTAAGAACAAGAAACTTGAGTCCAAGATTATTGTTGATGTATTGGAGACTGCACTAGAAGAACTCAGCATGCATAGTGAAGATACATGGAACGAATATGCTCCTAAGTTGGTTGAAGTTTTGGCAATCAAAGGCGCAATTCCACGTTCCAAGTGTGACAAAAAGCAATACTTAAATCTGATCCGCAGTAGGACAGACAATTGGTATTAGATTTTAACATATACGCGATCTAATAATTTAGAATGATTAACGGTCACTTAAAATTTAGTTTGGACAGGGTTAATTTCAGAACTGTAGCTTTTTAGCTTTACTACTCAGGGTCAGTATAACCCAGAGAATGACCGTTCTCTCATACAGGTATGAAATAGCCTTTGAGAGTATAATATTTCACTTCAAATAATGATAAAGATATTAAAAATGACATGACAGTTTGTTCTGTCATAGAGGGACTTACTGTTGACGGAGTAGCTGAAACTACTGGCGTCACTGAGTTTGATAATGAGGCTTGCACTATGGTTTCAACTTTAGATCAGCATACTAGGTCTTTTTATAGTGTGGAAAGTTCTATTCAGGATATTACTAGATATTTTGCTAGACCAGTTCCTATTGCCGATGCTACTGTTGGTTTTAGTACAGTAACTCGGTTTTTCTTCAATAATCACAGAATGTCTGATATTATTGCATTATGGTCTCAAGGTTTTGGTAGACTTAATGGTGTTCATGGCGTTCGTGCCACCATTGTATTTACTTTTCAAGTTGCCGTTACTCCTTTTCATCAAGGAGTTTACGTATTGTCTTATCAATACGGCGCTGATAGTTCTAACAATGCTGTTTTTATTAGGTCTTCTAATAATTCCGCTTGCACTAATTTGCCCCATGTTAGGTTAGATTTGTCTAGTGATACTATGGTGCAGCTTAAGGTTCCATACATAAGCATTAACGAATATTCTCTTGTTAGGACCGCGAGCTTAGATGAACCCTTTTACGGGGCAGTCGCATTAAATCCGGTTTTGACAACTCCTTCGGTTGCTGGATTGGCACCACCTGCTTATCAATTGCTAGTTCATTTAGAAGATATTGAGTTGTTTGGTGCGACTCCTGAGGCAACCACTTCTATTGTTTTTCAATCTAGCAAGAAGTTGGCTCCTGTTACAGAGGAGTTTGAGCAAGAGAGTCATCCTTTTTCATCAGCCACTATGGCTTTGTCTAGAACAGTGAAATGGATTTCTAAAGGAATTCCAGCTATAAGTTCTATTGGAGGCCCCACTTCTTGGTTTTTAGCCAAGGCTGCAGGTGCAATTCGTAGTTTTGGTTTTGCCAAGCCTACTATAGTTGATCCTGCTCATAGGGTTCACCATATAGATGGAGTTATGGAACACAACGTTGATGTGGCTTCAGCTGCTTTGGTTGTTGGTCCTTTGGCTTCCAATTGTTTGAGAGTCACGCCCCAATTTGGTGGTTCTGACGTTGACGAAATGTCTTTAAAGTATGTTTTGTCTCAGTGGTCTCAAGTTGCCAGGTTTGATATGTTGACTTCCAATGCAGCTCGTACTATTTTGTACGGAGCACCAGTTTCGCCGTCTTCTTTTTGGTATAGAGAAAATGGGGGTTCTGTTTACAATATTTGTGCACCAATAAATTCCACAGTTTCTACTAACGCTTTTCAGCCATCTAGTTTGTTTTTTGCATCTAGTATGTTTAGGTATTGGCGTGGTGGGATTAAATTTAGATTTACTTTTGGCAAAACTAAAATACATGGTGGTAGGGTTATGATAGCATTCAACCCTTACACCGAAAATACGGCAGACGCTTTGGCTTATGGTCCTTCTAGGACCAATTTGGAAGTGCCTGCTTATGGTACGCTTGGACCAACGCCTTTTGGTTATTCCAAGCTTATCAATTTGAGGGATGGTAATGTTTTTGAGTTTGAAGCTCCTTTTATTTCGCCTACACCTTATTTGACCTTTCCTAATTGGTCTGGTTCCATTGTTATGTATGTAGTCGATCCTTTGCAAGGTTCTTCTACAGTTTCAACTGTGATTAATGTGTTGGTCGAAGTTTGTGCTGGAGATGATTTTGAAGTTGCCGACCCGATAGGAGTTCGGTATCCTGCACACAGTGCTGGTACTATCCGAGTTCAATCTGGAAAGTATTTATCTGATTCACCTAGTAATATGTCTGAATTTACTATTGGTGAGTCCATAACGTCTTTAAAGCAACTTATTATGATGCCAAAGAAGACGTTCACGTTTGCAGCTTCCGGTGCTTCTGGATTGTTGGATATACCTCCTTGGTATTATCAGCCAACTCCTGCTTTATTTGTTCCTGCGGCGGCAAATCATTTGACTGAGTCTTTCAGTTATGGTGGTAATATAGCTTCCGCCTACACTTTTGTTAAAGGCGGTACTGATTTTCATGCTTATATTAGAGGAACTACTAACGACACAAACAATGATCCTGCTTCTTTTATGGTTTCACAAAATCCTAGCAATAGAGCAAGATTTCAGCCTTTACAAAATCCTTCTCAAGGTACGGATTCGACTATGTCTACCGTATTTTCTCGTGGGAAGTCCATTCACGTTAGACTTCCTGCTTATCAGAAGGTTGCTAGGTTGTATTCACATGCTTGTAATAATTTTGTCACCACAAATACAGCGTGGGGTATGAACGGCATACGCGAAATTGGTAACGTCGCGTGGAATGATTTTTCTCCGCAAGCATTATATAATTTTATATTTAATGCTGGAGACACTACTGGTGATTTGTTCACCTTACGCGCAGCGGCAGATGATGCTGCTTGCGCACTTTATATGGGTCCAGTACCCATGTCGCTTTTACCTAGCGCACTTGTTACGGCAAGATACGATCCTGATTCGTTATTTCCTTAACATCCCTATTGACTAACTTTGAATTTTTTGAAGTTTGGTCATGTTATTGATAAATAAATGAATAGTTTTTGCTTCACAG